GATGGAAAGATACCAGAATATCTACCAAAGTGCCGCGAAGGTGCGGGTTTGACGCAGGAAAAAGCAGCCGAGATGCTTGGATGGTCGGTGCGGAATCTGCAGGCCATCGAGCAGGAGGACCGGACACCTACGCCGGTGCGCGTGGCTGAGATGGCAGAGGCGTATCGTGCGCCGTGGCTGCGCGGATATTATTGCAACCGGTGCCCGCTGGGTACACTGTGGCGGCGGCCGGAAAGTAATGTCGAGCTGCAGCAGCTGGCCTTGGAGGTCGGCTTGGAGAGCGAGGACTACGAGCAGGAGCGTGCCGACGCGCACGATCTGGCGATGATCGCCCTCGACCGCAAAATTGATGATGATGAATCATCGCGATATAACGCCATTGTGCAGCGTATGCTGCGGCGGGCCTATCTGGCAGAGATGGCCTTGATCAGCGGCGAGACAGCAAAGGAGCGAGAAAATTGAAAAACGGACAAAGAAAAAACGCCCAGACGGCGGCAACCGTACTGAGCGTCAATGCAAAAACATCTTGTATTTATAATTATACCACCACAGCCATCGACCGTCAAGTACCGGATTTTGAGGTGCTCGATGGCGGCTGTCAGGGCGTGCGCCCGCGCATGGTCGGCATTGGCTTTGCGCTGCTGCTGCTCACGGCCGTACTGACGGACAACGGCACGCTGCCGCTGTGGGGTACGGTGCTGGTCGGAGTGGTCGGTCTGGCGCTGTTGTTGGGAGGTGTGCGCGATGCATGAGGTAGACGTGCGGCTGCCAATCCCTGACGAGCTGTGGAAAGAAATCGCGGAGCTGGCAGAGAAGAAGAGCAGCCGACCGGGAGAACTGGCTGAATTTCTGGTGATGGTCGGTCTGTATCATCACCTGCGCCAGAACATCGACATGTACAAGGCAAGCATTATGCTGAGCGAGAGGCGAAAGGAGGGGAAGGTTGACACATGACCTATCACTTTGACGGTGATGTTGCGGAGAAATTCGGGACGGATTGCGCGACCTTTATCTCTCATATGCAATACTGGATTGCGAAAAATGCCGCCAACGAGCGGCACTTCTACGAGGGCCGCTATTGGACATACAACAGCCTGTCCGCACTGGAACGACTGTTCCCGTTCTGGACTCGTCGGCAGATTGAGCGCATCATCCGCGACCTCAAAAAAGCCGGCGTTCTGCTGACCGGTCATTACTCTAAAAATTCCTATGACCGGACGACTTTTTACGCCATTGACGAGAGCCGTTTACCCATTCACCAAACCGTGAAATCCATTTCACCAAACGGTGAAATGGATTTACCCGATAACGGAAATGACATTTCACCGAACGGTGAAATCATTAAGGAACAAAATAATACACAAATAGAAGAAGAGTCAAATAAGACGAAAATAAGCAAAGCCCAGCAGGTCGTTGACCGGTACAACGCCATCTGCACCAACCTGCCGAGAGTCGTCCGGCTGACGGACAAGCGCCGCCGAGCGGTGCGCCTGATCCACGACAAGGGCTACACGCCGGAGCAGCTCGATGAGGCGTTTCGCAGGGCACAGGCGAGCAGCTTTTGCGCCGGCCAGAACGACCGCCATTGGAAGGCCGATTTTGACTGGCTGCTGAACGAGAATAATCTGGTCAAGGTGCTTGAGGGCAAGTACGATAATCCGTCGTCATCAAAGCCGCCGCGGAAGAAAGCAGAGGAGGTGGAAGAATGGTAGCACCGCTTGATGCGGAATACAGCGTGATTGGCTCACTGCTGCTCGAGCCACAGATTGCTGGTGAGCTGTTCGCAGCAACGAGCGAGCAGGACTTCACTCGCGAGGAACTGCGCAACGTATATCTGGCAGCCCGGCAGATTTTCAACGCGGGCAAGCCGCTTGATGCAGTCACGCTTCGCGCGGCTGTCGGCAAAGAATACGAGCCGCTGTTCTTCGACTGCATGGAAGTCACCCTGACCGGCCGACGTTGGAAAGCCTATGTTGCTGCGATGCAGGAGCAGACCCGAGTGACCCGCCTGCACGAGCTGGCGGACCGGCTGGCTCAGATTCAGACCAGCGAGGAAGGCCGCGAGCTGATCGCACAGGCCAGCGCCGCAGCAGGGGAGCGGTCGGGCGTTCAGATCGTGACGATGCAGGACGCGCTGGTCAACTTCGTGGAGGAGCAATCCACTAAGCGCAAGTTTATCAGCTACGGATTCAGCCGCCTTGACGGCCGCCTGTACAGCGATTACGGTGATTTCGTCGTGCTGGCCGGCAGACCGTCGGCGGGCAAGACAGCAATGGCTCTGCAGATGGCGGTACACATGGGACGGCACGACAAGGTTGGCTTTTACAGTCTGGAAACATCACCGGCCAAGCTGACCAACCGCATCATTGCCAATCGTGCAATCGTGGACTTCGGCCGTATCAACCGCCGAGAGATGACGCAGGAAGAATGGGAGCGCGTGGTGCGACTGAAAGGCGAGATTATGGAGAGCGATGTTGAACTCATTCCGGCCAGCGGCTGGAGTGTGCAGGATATTCTCTCGACCGCCTTACAGCGCCGGCACAAGATCATCTTTATCGACTATCTCCAGCAGCTGACCGGCCGCGGCAAGGATCGCTTTGAGCAGGTAACGCGCATTTCTCTGGATTTGCACGCAATGGCGCAGACACACGGTATTCTGGTTGTGGCGCTCAGTCAGCTCAACCGTGCATCAACCGCAAGACCTGACGCAGCACCGACGCTCACCGATCTGCGTGAGTCCGGTCAGATTGAGCAGGACGCCGATGCCGTGCTGGCGCTGTACATCAACGAGGAAGAAAACGCACCACCGAACGAGCGCTGCCTGCAGGTGCTGAAAAACAAAGAAGGTCGGCTCGGCAAGGTTCGGCTCGACTTTGACGGCAACCTGCAGCAGTTTGCCGAGTACATGGACGGCCAGAGGGAAGTGATCCTGCAGACCGCCAGAATGGAGAAAAAGCATGAAGCTAAGAAAAGCAATCCCAAGGCTGCGGTTTGAGCGCCGCCGACTGTACGCACAGAGTAAGGTTTGTTCACCTGAAATGCGGCGGGAGTACCGTGAGCGGGCAGAGGCCATCGGTGCGGTGCTGAGATATATCAAACGGAACCGGAAGGAGCGACAGCATGATTGAGATTAAAATTGACGGGACAACGGTTGAAATTATGGCAAATCCTCGTGATGATGACGATTTGCTTTGTGATTCCGCGCGAGTGCTGTGTGCCTTGCAGTATGTTGCGCGTAAATACATCATCCGCGAGATTGCAGACAGCATGATCAAGCAACTGTGCGAGATGCTGATGAATGGCGATTTTGATAGCGCCGAGTTTAAGCCACACGAGGTGCAGCATGGCAGCTGAGACACGCCGCGTCATTTGGCGGCACCCGAAGGGAATCTATGAAACAGTTGAGGTTTCCGGCACCGGAGTCTTTGGCGTGCCGTATAGCTACCGGGAAACCGTCTACACAGCGAACCGCGACGCACGCGGCGTGGCCCACAAGGAAATCCAGCCTGCACCGCCGAACGGCGGCAGACCGGCCGGAGGTCCGCGCATACCGTTAACGGATAAGGAAGAAAAGGAAATCTGCGAAATGTACGAGACAATGCCGCTTGCAATCGTGGCGGCAAGTATGCACCGCTCAAGCAAAACGGTGCGAGCGGTGCTCGAAAAGCATGGTGTTACGATGCGGAAATACGGTCCGCGCACAAGGAAAAACCACTGAAACAAGAAAAAGGAGCGAAAACATCTTGAAAACGATTAGCATAGTGAATTTGAAGGGCGGCGTCGGCAAGACCGTCACCGCAGTAAATCTGGCGGCAATCCTCGCCACCGACTACGAAAAGCGCGTGCTGCTGGTGGACGTAGATCATCAGGGCAACGCAAGCCGCTACTGCGGCGTGAATACCGAGGAGCGCGGCGGTCTGGCCGCTCTGCTCACCGGCGGCGCTGTCTGCTATGACGAGGTGGTCGAGATGGCGACGATGTCCGGCGTGGACGTGATCCCGGCCGACATGTCGCTCGCAACGCTCGGCGTGGATAGCGAGTATACGTCGCAGATGGCGGTCCGCGCGATGCGCGACCTGCGCGACGCAGTGATCGAGGACGACAGCTATGATTACGTCATTTTTGACTGCCCGCCGGCATTCTCGCAGGCAAGTATCGGCGCGATCGCAGCCAGCAGCGAGGTGATTATCCCACTTAAAATCGGCCGCTTTGAGATCGAGGGTATGGACGAGCTGATCGAGCAGATTGAGAGCGTCCGCAAGATCAATCCGGCGACGCGCATCGCCGGCGCACTGCTGACGATGTGGCATAACTCGCCGGTCGTGCGAGATGGCGAGGAGTACATCCGGGAGACCTGCCCGGTGCGCGTATTTCGGACGATGATCCGGCGCACAGACAAGGTAGATGAGGCGGTTTTTGCACGCAAGGCCATCACAGAATGGTCTCCGACCTCGGCGGCTGCCCGCGACTACCGAGCATGGGTCGAAGAACTTATGGGGGTGCAGTAAATGGCTAAGAAATTCAACCTTGCGGAGCTGATGGGCGAGGCGGTGTCCAAATCGAACACCGGAGAAATGCGGGTGGAGCAAATCCCGATGGCCGAAATCGAGGAAAACGAGAACAACAGCTACGCGCAGACCGGCATTGACGAGCTGGCGGAGTCCATCAAGGTTATCGGCTTGCAACAGCCGCTTGTGGTGCGCCGCAAGACCGAGGGCGGGTACTTACTCCTCGCAGGGCATCGCCGCCGGAACGCACTGGCGCTGCTCGACCGCAAGACCGCACCCTGTATTGTGCTCGATGCCGACCTTGACCCGTCCATCCAGACGCTGATCCTGCACTGGACCAACACCATGGCGCGCGGCGGCGGCGGTCTGACTGCCGAGTACACCGGTCAGGCCGCCAAGGAGATTGAGGCCGCGCTCAAGGACCTGCAGGCCCGCGGCGTGGTCGAGCTGCCGGGCAAGCTGCGGAGTTACGTTGCTGAGGTGCTCAAAACGTCCGAGAGCCAGATTGCCAGGGCAAAGGCAATCGACAACGGACTGACCAAGGCGTGGCAAGGCGATTTTAAGTGCCATCGTATCAACGACAGCGCCGCCTATGAGCTGAGCCAGTGTGATGCAGATCTGCAAAGGGAGCTGCATGGAGCATACAAAGACCGCTATTGGAATTTGGACAGCAAGAAGATTAGAGCGCACCGCAAGGCGGCTGAGTACGAGTTTACGCCGCTGACCTGCCCGGAAGCATCGCCCTGCATAGAGCCTTGCACTGGAGCGGACAAGCGTGCCGCATGGGTCAAAGACGGGCACTGCGAGGGCTGCTGTCATGAGTGCTCACTTGCTGCAAACTGTGACCGCGTGTGCGGCAAGGTTAAGCAGCGCCTCAAAAACGAACAGGAAAAGGCTGAGCGCGAGGAAAACCACGAGCAGCAGATTGCAGCGTTTAACGCCTCGCCGTTGGCAAAGGCGCGGCGCAATATCCGCTTTGCGCTGGCATGCAAGGATATCCGCAACGTGGACGATCTGCCCGAAGCTCGCCACCAGTGGTATATGAGTTGGCTGTGGTCAACAGATCCGCTTGCCTATCATGCGCCCGACCTCAGCGATCTTTTCGAAGTAGCGCAGGCGCTCGAGATTGACCCGTTCGAGATGATCTGCGGACGGGAGAGCGGCAGCGTTTGGCGTGAGTACACCGAGAAAAAGCCGCCGGAAGGTGCTCGGGTTCTGTGCAAGCTGTGCGGCTGCGCTAATCGCTACGGTGAGTATGTTTACCGCGGCGGCAAGTGGTTCTTCCCGGATCTGGATGATGAAGCATGTGAGGCAAATATTCTCGTCAGCTCGTGGACGGAGGTGTTCCCGGAATAATGGCGAAGTGTAAGTTTTGCGGACAGGGCGTGCGCTCTGGTCCGGTATTCCATACAGGCTGCTGGGAGCAGCGGGCAAACAAGGTGATGGAGGAGTTCTGCGACGAGTATTGCAGATTTCCGCGAGAAATCAAGGACCATGACAATCTTATCGAGCATTGTTCGGAGTGCGTGGCCGCAGAGCTGCTGCGAATGGGAGGCAATGCTGACAATGACTAAGGGAATGAAACCGACTTGTAAGAAATGCCAATATTGCAGGCAAAGGGGGCGGCAGCAGTCTCAATGTGGAAACCTCGGACGGAGAAAATATTACTGCGAACACCCAAGTGTTGGCGACATAAAAGATAAATACGGATGGCCCATATATCCTTTTATTGGGTTTGGCGATATGTCACGGGAAAGCCCACTCGCATTAAAAACAAGGAAAAAGTGGTGTCCGATGGAGGTAACGAATGGCTGAATGCATTGACCGCGCTAATTTGATTGCACGCATTGAGTATTATGTAACGCACACGCCCGAAGGCAAAGGGGAACATTACGCATATTCCGTTATGCTCAATGAGGTGCTCAATTGCCCCGCCGCTGATGTCGCCCAGTGGTGCATGGGCGGTGGGATGATTCCGGGAGATATACGTTCCCGAGTGGAGCCGCAGCTGTCAGGTGCACCAACTGTGGCTGCGCACTGATAGAGAGCGAGTATCGCCTGAACAACTGGAATTACTGCCCTGTATGCGGTGCCAAGATGGACGGAGGTGAATAAGCATGAGATTAGAAGATTTCGAACCTGTTTACATCCCAAACGCGCTTTACATGCAGTTCGTTGGGGAAAACGGAGAGCGTGTCAGCGTGCGTGCCGAATACTATGTAAAATTTCTAAACGAGATTTTGCGTGGGAAAACGATGTTTTATCGTTTTAAACTCGGTGAGCACAACGACGAAGCGGAATTCGTCAAAGCCACGCTTCCAGCCCATATGACTCTGATTGACATTGAGTTGTCAAACGGAGAAAAACATGGGATTCGAGATGGTAACGGTGAACTTTTCATCGTTACCGACACAGAGAAGTTTGAAATCATGCACGCAGCCGATTATATAAACGAATGTCTTAATCGAACAAGGCGAGAAGTACGTCCGCCTCGAAAATAACGATTGACAAATCGTAAAATCGCGGATATTCTATAAAACTACACGCGGACGGGGAAACTCGTCCGCTGTGGTGTTCAATTTGGACACCGTTGGAGGGAAAATGAAAAGAAGAAAGACAATCCGAGCCGGACGGCTTGTGTGGGACATTGCCTACACGGTGCCGCGGCCGAACGCCAACACGGCGCAGCGCAAACGCATCCGCGAGGTGACGGAGGAGCAGATCCAGCGCACCAACGCCAATACGGCTCAGCGTAAACTGGAAATGCTGATGGCGACCAACTTTGACGATACCGATCTGGTGCTGACCGTCACCTATCGAGATGCAGATCTGCCGGACAGCGCCGACGTGACACGCAAGCACCTCGGCAAAGTGTTCTCACAGATGCGGGCCTACCGCAAGGCGCGAGACTTGCCAGAGCTGAAATACATCTATATTTTGGAGGGCAGGCACGGTGACCACCGGCCGCACGCGCATATTATTATCAATGCCACAGGTGGTGACTTGGAGCTGATGCGGTCACTCTGGATCTGGGGCGACGACATACAGCTTAATTATATTAGAGAGCGCGGCTACGACGGCTGGGCAGGCTATCTCACCAAGGAGCGACGCGAGGCATCGCTCAACGGTAAAAAGCAGTTTGTCGGCAGCCGCAACCTTGACCGACCGGTCACAACCTATGCATGGGTGGATGACGGCACGACCGTTGATGCACCGCCCGGAGCACAGGTGCTCGATGAGGGCGGCGGCAGAAATGAGATTGCATCCTGCCGATTTGTTAAATATTTAATGCCGAAAAATACCTATTATAATACACACGCAACGCGCACACGCACGCGCGTTGTTGCTGGCTTGGAATGCTCTATAACATTTGACACGGTTGCGGAGAAACGAAAGCGAACAGGTAGACAAAGGAGGATGAAAGGTGTATAATCAAAAAAGAATGAAGATCAGGTGTCCGCGATGCGGAAAGCCCACAAAGGTTTGGGTAACGCCTGATTCGACCGTGCTACAGCGGTTCCCGTTGTGGTGCGAAAAGTGCAAACACGAGTCCATCGTTGATTTCGACGGTGCAAGCCAACGTCTTAGCAGACAGGAGCTGACTTCGTAACACCAAGCAAAGGTGTTGCAAGTTAGCTCCTGTTTTTTATTTTGCCGGAAAGGCGGTGAGTGTCGTGCAAACGGTGCGCGAGATGATACCTGAGTACAAGCGCAACCTCGACCGGCTGCGTCAGCGGCGGCTTGATCTGCTGAGGGAACGCGAGTTTGAACCGAGCTTTGAGAAGCGCTACAAGCTGACCGAGCGGATCGTCCGGATTAACAAGATTATCGCCAGCAGCGCAGCTGCTCTGCACGACATGCTCGAGTATGACAAGTAAGCCGCTGAGGCCGTGCCTGCATCCCGGCTGCCGGGAACTGGTGCGGTGCGGGTACTGTGACAAGCACAGACCCAAGGACAGCGCACGGCGCAGCACAGAGAGCCGCCGGTGGCGTGGCTGGTACAGCCTGCCGATCTGGACGGACAACCTGCGGCCGGCACAGCTGCTGCGTGAGCCGTGGTGCCGCGAGTGCGCACGGCAAGGCCGCCGAGTCCGAGCGACAGACGTTGACCACATCGAGCCGCATAACGGAGACTGGCAGCGCTTTACCGACCCAAGCAACCTGCAAAGCCTGTGCCACGGTTGCCACAGCGCAAAGACCATGGCCGAAAGCAGGGCTAAAGGCAAGACGAAACGGCGCTGAAAGGCAGAAGGCTTGGACGGGCGCAGGCAGGTGGGTGTGCGCGAACTTGGCGAGAAATCTCAAGATTTCTCGGAGTCCCCCCGCCCTCGGAAAGTTTTGCGGCGGGGCGCTCTTGACCGCAGCCCCCCATTCGTGCGAGATTTTTTCCCAATGGAGCGGGAATTTTGGAGGTATTGAAAATGGCCAACAAGAAAAGCGTCGGTCCGGCAGGGCCGGGCGAGGTAAAAGCGGCGTGGTTTATGCCGGAACAGATGGTGCGCGTGCCGATCGGGGAGCTGGTGCCCTATGCGCGAAATGCGAGGACACACAGCGAGAGCCAGATCGCCCAGATCAGAGCGAGCCTGCGGGAGTTTGGCTTTGTCAATCCGGTAATCATCGACAGCGACCGGAATATCATCGCCGGACACGGGCGCGTGCTGGCGGCCAAGGCCGAGGGCATGACCGAGGTGCCGTGCGTGCTGGTCGAGCACCTGACGGACGCACAGCGCCGCGCGTATATTCTGGCGGACAACCGGCTTGCGGAGCAGTCCGGCTGGGACACCGAGATGCTGGCGCTGGAGCTGGGCGAGATTCAGGCCGCGGGCATGGACCTGACAATCACCGGATTCTCGGCAGCTGATTTGGAAATGGAAGACCCGAACGAAGAACCACCTGCCGCCGAAGATGACGGCGACAGCGGCGAACCGGATGCCGATACACCCAGCCGCGCCCAGGACGGCGATGTGTGGAACTCGGAGACCACGTTCTTTTGTGTGGAAATTGTATCGAAAAACCGTATTTAGACAAAATTTTCGGGGGGGGGGTAACACAAAAAGTTGATTTATTGCTTACTGACCCGCCGTATGGCGTTGATTACGTCGGCAAGACCGGCGATGCAATGACCATCGAGAATGATGGTGTTGACCGTGACGCGCTGCTGAAACTGCTGACCGGCTCGTTTGATGCTGTCAGCGAGTGCTGCGAGAGGGCGCAGCGTATTACATCTGGTGTGCGAGCAAAACGTGGGATGTGTTCGCTCAGGCGGTTGAACAGCTTGGATGGCCGGTGCGCGAGCAGCTGATCTGGAACAAGGACTGCTTGTGATGGGCCGCCAGGACTACCAGTGGAAACACGAGCCGTGTCTGTACGGCTGGAAGCCGGGAGCCGCGCACAAGTGGTGCAGCGACCGCAGCCAAACGACCGTGATCGACTGTCCTCGACCCAAGGCGAACCGCGACCACCCGACCATGAAACCGATTCCGCTGTTTGACTACCTGATCCGCAACAGCACGGACGTTGGTGACACGGTGTATGACCCGTTCTGCGGCAGCGGCACGACGCTGCTGGCTTGCGAGCAGGCAAACCGTAAATGCGTGGCGGTAGAGCTGTCGCCGCGGTACTGCGATGTAATTTTACGCCGATGGGAGACGCTGACCGGCCGCAAGGCCGAGCGGCTTCGGAATTTGAGAGAGTGAGGTGACGAGATATGTCAGCAAGCAAGCCAATTCCGCGGGAGGCGGACGGCACGGTGGACATCAAGCAGGCGCGACGGCGCATGGCAGGACACCGGACAAACGCCGAGATCGAGCAAAAGCCAAGAGCGAGGTGCGTGCCAACGAGCCGAAACGCATACAGGTACCAAAATATCTGCCGAAGGCTATGGCTGATGAGTACCGCGCGACGGCCAAAAAGCTGGTTGCTCTGCATATCTTTTCCGACCTTGACTACGATATGCTGGCGCGGTATTTTATCGCTCGCGCCGCCTGGCAGAACGCCCAGAACTGGGCGAACCGCGCGATCATGCAGGGCGACGCCAAGGAGTCCGGCGCGTGGACAAAAACGGCAAACATCTACTTCGGTCAGTGCCAGAGCACCGCGGCGGCGCTCGGGCTGAGCGTGTCGGCACGCTGCCGTCTGGTAATGCCGGAGCCGCCCAAGGATGAGGCCGACGAGGACCCGCTCAGCAAAATGCTGCGCGAGCGGGCAGAGCGCCGGAAGGCGTGAGACATACGTCCGAGGTTGTGACGGGCAGTGTAATGGCTGCCTGATTCCTTTCGGTTTGGTATAGCGGCAGGCGAGGTTTGGTGGTTTATTCCTCGCCTGTCCGTCAGAGCCTCGGACAGCTTCCTGCGCTGCGGCGGACGGTGGTCAGCCATTACGCCGTCCCCCACATCAAAGTGGCAAGGATACAAGCGGGTGCACCCGGAATGCAGACGAGTGGGTGCGTCTGCCGGAGCGCAGGAGGAGAAAGCAATGCAAGATCGAACAATCTGTCCGGCTATGTGCCCGATGCTCAACGTCCAGGGCTTTTGCGAGAGCGCCTGGCGGCGGGCAGGCCAGGTGCGGGAGTGCCCGCATAAGAAAATGCGCAAGGCGGTGTCCAACTTGAACACCGCAGACAAAAAGTAAAATCCGGTGCTGTGACGGGCGACCCACCCGAAACACCTTACCTATTCTTTGGGCGGCGGCGAGGGTTTGTCCTCTTGTACCTCGCCCGTCCGTCAGAGCACCGGATGGTGCAAATTATGGAGGTTTTGACAATGACAATCAACAAAGCAACGAGGTCTGTGGATTTATTCAACACAATTCGCGGTGCTGCCGTCGCAATGATGGCGCAGACGCCGGAAAGTCCCGACTTGCAGGAACGTCTACGTAAGCTGCAGACGACGCTTGCTGAATATCTCGGCTCGGCGGCGAGCGAGGGCATTCTCGTGGAACCGGACCCGATTGCGACCGAGGACGACTGCACCTATGGTGGCGGTGAGATGCCGCGTCTGACCCGCGCCGAGGTGCTGCACCGTGCCGAGCAGTGTGTCTGCGGCCAGCGTGAGCAGGACTACGGCACGCCGGAGGATAATTTTGAGACGATTGCGGGATTTTGGGAAATATACCTCAGTCGCGCGTGCGTGGATGAGGCGGGATGTGTGTATATCGACGCAACCGATGTCGCCATGATGATGGCGCTGCTCAAGATTGCGCGTATTGCAGGCGGTTCGGGCACGCGAGACAGCTTTATCGACCTTGCAGGCTATGCGGCGTGCGGCGGAGAGTGCGCCGATGTATGACCGCGAAGAGTATGAGTGGTTCAAGACGCACTGCATCTGCGTCCGCTGCCGCAAGGCTAAGGCACGCAGCGGCCGCACGACCTGCGCCGCGTGTGCGGCTCAAAACACGGAGCGCACCTTGCGGTATTTTAACGAGCTGACCGCCGAGAAGCGCAAGGAATACTCCAAGCGAGCCACCGAAAAGCAGCGCGAGCGGCGTGACGCTCGATACGCTGCCGGCCTGTGCGTTATCTGTGGCAAGCGACCGCCGAGAGACAACCGCCGGACCTGTGCGCTGTGCAGCAGCAAGCGAACAGGCGCACGGCAGCGCAAAGCAGAAATTGAGGAGGAGACGGAAACATGACAGCAAACGATGTAAATGTTGTGATTGACAATATCGCCAGCAAGCTGGGACTTGCTGCGAGCGGTATGGCAGACTTCGTGCCGGAGCTGGCGCGTTACGCTATCGCTCAGGATATCATCGCTGCGGTGATTTCGGCGGTTGTGTTGCTGGTAGCCGTTCTGGCGGTGCGATGGAGTATCAAAAATCCGCCTAAAGATAGCCTTGATTGGGAGTCGCCATCGCCATTTGCGCGCTGGTTTGGTACGATTGGCGGCATTATTGCGCTGATCGTGTTTATGGTCTGCGTGTCGGATTTAGCCGGATGGCTTGCATCTCCGGCGGCGGCAGCGGTCAAATCCGTACTGTCTGCTATGGGAACATAACAACAGCACTCCGGTGCTGTGACGGGCGGCAGCAGCTGCCCGAGAAACAACCTCCAAAATAATTTTGCGCAGGGCACGGCGGTAACGGAACGCCGCCGCGTCCGTCAGAGCACCGGAAATCAATTTAACAGAGCCGACGCGGGAAAGCGGTAGAGAGCCAGAGCCTGAGAGCCAGAGCCAACGAGCAATTTGTCTCGTCGGCTCTTATTTTTTGCTCGGAAAGGGGTGAGAGAGATGGCAAAGAAAGAAAAACGCATCGACTACATCAGCAAAGCGGAGGATATCCGCCTGATTGCGAGCGGTGTGAACGCTGAGCACCGCACTATGACCTGGCGCGAGGCGACCGAATATTGGGAGCGCGACAACGGCACCGACGATTACGGCCGTGCGGCGCTGATGGCGTACCTCGGCATTGCGACGGCAGGCGAGTGTGCACTGCTGGATAATCTGGTTGACGCGCCGGAGGATGACGCACCGACAGAGGAGGAAAGTGAATGATGAAGAAAATCGTAGTCGCGCTGCTGTCTGACGCTCTGCTGTTGGGCGGCGTGGTTGTTATTATGGTTGGACTCTACACGATTTGGCCGCCGCTGGCCGCAATCGCGGGCGGTGTGCTCGCTATCTTGCTGTCGATTTTGATGGTCGTGTAAGGCGGTGCAGCAATGATCGCAGATAAGATTTTACACCGCATCCGTGGTCAGACCACGCTGACGCTGGACGACCCGACCGGATGGAGCACGGGCGGCAGCACCCTGTTCGGCGGCAAGGAAATGCAGGCTATGAAGCTGCCTGCCGTCAACGCCTGCATCGAAATCATCTCGGACAGCGTGGCTAAAATGCCGATCTACCTGATGGACGGCGAGACCCGCGAGCGGGTACCCGACCACCCGGCGGTGCGGCTGCTGACCGGCAGGCCGACCGAGGCCCTGACCGCCTTTGACTATCACAAGCTGATGGAGTCGAGACGTATTGCGTACGGCAACGCTTACGCGCTCATCCTGCGCGACAAGTGGGGACAGCCGGTGGAGCTGCTGCCGATCGCGCCGGGCTACATGCTGCCGATCCTCGATACCAACGCAAAGCTGTGGTATGTCGGCATCAATCCCAAGACGCACGAGTACCGCAAGTTCTGGCCGACCGATGTGCTGCATTACAAGGCATTCAGCACAGACGGCCTTGAGGGCATCAGCTATCTGCGCCGCGGTGCCGAGACCATCGAGGCAGCCCTGCAGGCACAGCGGTACGAGAGCAACTACTACCGCAACGGCGGTCAGGTGAGCGGCATTCTGACCACTGACACTGACCTCTCGCCGAGGCCGGCCACCATCGGCGGCGAGAAGGTGGACATCAAGAGCAAAATCCGTGCCGAGTGGGAAAGCATCCACTCCGGAGCGGACAACGCTTACCGCATTGCGGTGCTGGATAACGGCCTCAAGTACACGCCACTCACCGCAACCAACCGTGACGCGCAGTTTATCGAGTCCAAGGCCGCCAGCGTCGAGGACATTGCCCGGCTGTTTAACATCCCGTTTTACAAGCTGGGCGCGGGCAAGGAGAGCTACGCGGCCAACACGCAGGCGGCCATTGAGTATATCCAGCGCACGCTGTCGCCAATCGTCAGCGAGCACGAGCAGGAGGACACGCACAAGCTGCTGCTTGAGAGCGAGTGCAGCCGCGGCCTGCAGTTGCGCCGCAACATGATGGGCGAGCTGCGCGGAGACTGGACAGCTCGGGCTGCATGGTACAAGTCCATGCGCGAGATCGGCGCGTACAGTGTGGACGATATCCGCGCACTCGAGGACCTGCCGGACGTACCCGGCGGCGATGACCGTCTGGCAAGCCTTAACTACGTCCCGCTGGAGGACTGGCGGGACCTGAGCCGCCGCCGCAACGGAGCGGACGGCGAGGAACAGAAAGGAGTGACCCCATAATGGCAGTAACAATGCCTAAAATCGAAATCGACTTTGAGCAGCGAGCGGGAGACCTTGCCGAGCGCAGTGAGCGTGGTATTGCGATCCTGATCGTGCGCGACGAAACCAGCAAGGACTTTACCCACAAGCAGTACAGTGATCTGAGCGCCGCGCAGGCCGACGAAAGCCTGTACACGGCGGACAATTACGCCGCTATCTGTGACATGATGGGCTTTGCACCCTATCAGGCGCACATCTTCCGCGCGGATGCGTCCGGTGCGCTGGCGGATACGCTGGCGGCCATCGGCAAGACCGTCAAAACCGGATGGATTGCCGTTGCAGGGCAGAATGCGGCGGACGGTGCGGCTCTGGCTGCCTGGGTTAAGACCCAGGATAATACCCGGAAGAAGACTTACAAGGCGGTCTGCTACAATCTGGCTACTGCGCCGGATGATATGCACGTTGTTAACTATGTCAATGAGTCCGTCACCTATACGGATGATCGCGGTACGCAGGACGGCGTGACCTATCTGCCGAGTCTGCTGGCGATCTTTGCAGTGTGCAACGTTACCCGCGGCTGCACCAATTACGAGTGCAGCAATCTGTCGGAGGTCGTAGAAGTTGACGATAATGACGCGGCACTCGGCACGGGCAAGTTTATCCTCTTCAACGGCGAGGATAACACGGTCCGTATTGCACAGGGTATCAACAGCATGACCACCACGGACGGCAAGACCCGCACGGAAGATATGAAATTTATCGAAACCGTGGAAGCCATGGACATGATGCGTGACGATATCACCGCCGTGTTCCGTGGTACTTATCTCGGCAACTACCGCAACACCAGAGACAATCAGATGCTCCTGCTGTCGTCGCTCAATATGAGCTACTTTAGACAGCTCATGCAGCAGAATATCCTCGACCCGGATTTCGCCAACGCTGCACGCATTGATGTAGACGCACAGAGAGCGGCCTGGATGGCGTCCGGCAAGACGGAGGCGGAAAGCTGGGACGATGACACGGTGAAGGCCAATCCCTTCAAGCGCACCGTGTATCTGACCGCTGACGTTAAGATTCTCAACAGTATGACCGACCTGATTTTCCCGATCACCATGGCGTGACCGGATAACCTACAACAACAATTAAGGAGGCAAGACCTATGAAGAAGAAACTGCTCGACCTGCTGGCAAGCAAGCGCGGCATTGTAGACCGCATGAAGCAGGCGGATGCGGCAGGCGACCAGACCGCATTTGACGCGGCTCTGGCCGAGAACACCGCCGTTGACGCGGAGATTGCCCGCGTAAAGGCAATCATGGAAGCCGAGGAGAATGTACCGGCAGAGCCGGAAGGCGTACCGACCAGCGGCACCGATCCTCCGGCGGCAGAGCCGGTCAACAGCCGCGAGTGCGTGCATGCCTTTGCGGAGTGCATCCGCGCCCAGGCACGCGGCCAGCGTGTAGCCTTTGAGACCAACGCAGACGTGCTGCGCCGTGCCATGGCAGCCGAAAACGCCGGTGCCATGACCGAGGGTGTCGAGGCAGACGGCGGTCTGCTGGTACCGCAGGACATCCAGACCCGCATTAACGAGCTGCGCCGCTCTCTGGTGCCGCTGTCCGACCTGTTTGCGGTCGAGAATGTATCGTTCCTGTCTGGCTCGCGCGTGGTAGACACCGCGCCGACCAAGGGCTTCACTAAGATTGCCGAGATGGACGACATTCCGCAGGATGACAAGCCGGCATTTCGCAAGATTGCGTACAAGGTCGAGGACTACGCGCTGATCCTGCCGGTATCCAACGACCTGCTGCGCGACACCGACGAGGCTCTGCTCGCGTACATCTCGCGCTGGCTGGCGAAGAAGCAGGTCATCACCGAAAATAACCTGCTGGTTGCAAAGCTCGCCGCGCTCGACACCGGCGCCGCAGCCGCGACCGAGACGGACGTTGTAAAGGTGCTGAAGACTGCGCTTAACAAGACGCTCGACCCGGCGATCTCCGCGACGGCACACTTTGTGACCAATCAGGATGCTTTAACGCCCTCGACCAGCTGGTGGACGGCAATAATCGCCCGCTGCTGCAGCCTGATCCGACCGGCTCGACCGGCAAGCTGCTGTTTGGCCGCGGCATTACCGTTGTGTCTAACGGCATCCTCAAGACCGCGACCAGCAAGGCGCCGATCTACTGCGGTGATTTCACCCAGTACGCGACCCTGTTCCGCCGTCAGCCGCTTGAGATTGCATCGACCGACATCGGCGGCAACGCATGGAAGACCAACAGCACCGAGGTCCGCGCGATCACCCGTCTGGATGCACAGGTGTTCGACTCCGAGGCCGCTGCTGCGGTATCTCTGACCATTGCGTAAGGACTGACCCAAGGGCGGCGCTGCTGCCGCCCTTCCTATTTATAGAGAGGAGGGCACAGAATGCCTGAATTTAACCCCAATCGCATTATGCACGGCAACGGCGGTCATGCGTGGTTTAACGGCAAAAAGCTGACCACCCTGCAGTCGGTGGAGGCCAAGGTCTCCGGTGATTTTGAGGAGATCAGCGTGTGCGGTGATCCGGCTACTTACCGTGTATTTAACGGCTACTCGGGCGAGGGTACGCTGACCAAGCTCAAGATCGACAGTGATGTGCTGAGCCTGATGGCTGAGGCGTACAAGTCCGGCGAGATGCCGACCATCACCATCATCACCAGCCAGACCATGCCGGGCACGAGCAAGGCCGAGCGTGTTGCGTACAGCGACATTACGATTGACGAGTTCACGCTCGCCAAATTTGAGAAGAAGTCCAAGACCGAGGAGGAAATCCCGTTCAAGTTCGGCAACTTTGAGGTTTTGGAGACCCTGTAAGGAGGCACGGCATGAGATACAGCTTAAACGGGCGCATCGTGGCAGACGATGACGCGCCCGTCCTGCGCTGGTGGGGTATCCCGGCGGCCTGTCCGGCGGATATCCGGTCGGCGCTTGCCGAAAATCCCGCAGACGAGGAATTTGTGCTGGAGATCAACTCCGGCGGCGGCTCGGTCTTTGCGGGTTTGAGATGTACAGCCTGCTGCGCAATGCGTCCCGTCAGGGTGTACATACCCGCGCCGAGGTGCAGAGCCTTGCCGGTTCTGCCGCGTCTGTCGTGATGGCAGGTGCGGACACGGCGGCCTGCTCGCCGGTCGGTCAGGTGATGATCCACCTGCCGAGCACGGTCACCGAGGGCAATCAGGGCGTACACCGTGAGAGTGTGCAGATGCTCGAGAGCATCACCGAGAGCATTATCGCGGCGTACGAGAGCAAGGTCGGCGGCAAGACCAGTCATGACGCACTGCGCCGCATGATGGACCGCGAGACCTTTCTCAGCGCCCGTGCGGCGCTTGACGCCGGTCTGATCGACGAGATCATCGGCGAGGAGCAGCCGGGCGAGCCGCTCAATCTGAACAACATTTACAACGCTTGCGGAGCTGTTCCCGATATGGACAAGCTGCGTGCGGCGTACATCGCTGCACAGAGCCAGAGCCAAGAGCCAGAGCCGCAGCCGCCGGTGTCCAATTGAACACCGCCCGCAAGCGAGCCATCGCCATTGCTGAGGCAGAACTCCGGGCGGTGGTCGTATGATCACCGCCGAAAGACTGGATGCAATCAAGAAGTACTGTCGTGTCGATTACGATGAGGACGATGCGCAGTTGACCGGCTTTGCGGAGATGAGCGACAGCTATCTCGCGCAGTGCGGTATCACTCGTGACGGCCACGAGGCGATGTATGACCTTATTGTGCAGGCAATGGTGCTGAACCAGTACGAGGGCAAGTGTGCAGACAATTCAGCCGCTGCCCTGGCTACGGTTCCGCCGCTCGTGCGGCAGATGGTAAACCAGCTCAAGCTGGTGTGTGCGTTTGGAGGTGCGGGCGATGGCAACACAGGTGCGTGATCTGCGCGACCGCGCCGAGGTATGGCTTGCCGCACCGGTGGAGCAGCCAAACGGCGAGACCGACTACTGCTACACCAAAGCCCGGACAATCTGGGCGGCCGTCAACCCGACAAGCGGGCGAACAGAAACACTGACCGGCGATGCCGAGCGTGCCGAGATCACGCACCGCGTGGTCTGCCGGAGCGCCAGCCTGCCGGAGCTGTGCCGCGAGATGTACTTTATTATCCGCGGTCAGCGGCTCGATGTGTCGTACTGGCTGCCAATCTATAACCGCCGCGGCTGGGTGGAGATTTACTGCACACTGCGGCAGGGAGAGGTGACACGCGATGGCTCGTGACCGCAATAAATTAGTTTACGGCGATTTGCGAGTTTTTGCTAAACAGCTCGAAGATATGCCAAAGGATGTCGATAAGGCAGTCAAAAAAATGCTGAGAGAGCAGGGTACTAACTGCGTCGAAAAACAGTACAACGAGCTCGTGCAACGGTCAATCGTACGGCTGTGCATCGCAAAGAGTATACTCGTGCGGCAGGCACCTATCATAAGAGTATTAAGCGCGGCAAAGTCTTTTTGAAAGATGGAGTATATCGTGTGCGGGTCTATTCCAATGATGCAGTAGCGCATTTGATGGAGTATGGCTGGCGGAATACCGCGCGTAATGGCAAGAGTGGTAAGCTGGTCGAGGGTCAAGAAGTGTTTGCAATCGCCGAGGATGATTACGCAGACGCATTTTATGAGGCTGTAGACGATATGCTCGACGAGGTGATTAACAAGCTATGATCCGTTGGAAAGAGATAGACGACGCGCTCGGTGCGGTGGTAAGTGCGGCACTCAAGGCCGCCAATCTGCCTGCTGTGCGTGAGCGCAAGGACGTTAAGGCGCCTCTGGTGCGGCGCAGTTACCGCATTGACGTTGGTCAGACCGACGGCATGGGCACGGACGACTACGCCGAGACCGGCTGCGACATCGAGATTTATTTTATCCCGCCGACGGCACGCGCCCGCGGGACGAACTGAACGCCGCCGCTGACGCGATCCGCACGGCGCTGCGGGAGGGCGTGACCGTGCAGGACGTGGTGCTCATCCCGGAGGACGACATCACTTGCGACGCAGACGGCGAGACGCTGACAGTCATGCTGCGGCTCACCTGGATCGAGACCGCCGAGGAGACCGGCGAATTTATGGAGGAAATGGTATATGGATAAAAAGTTACTGGACGCGCTGGCGGCGAAAGCCGAGCAGCGCAAGGCTGACAAAGCCAAGGTCATCAGTTTAAGGTCGGCGGTCAGCTGCTTGATTTTGTAAAGATCGGGCACACCGCGCAGCTGGACGCTTATGAGGCTTTTCTGGCGGCACGCGACCAGCCGGCGCAGATGCTGAACATCGGCGCACAGCTGATCTACGACTGTTGTCCGGCATTGCAGGACCCGGAGCTGCACACCGCGCTCGGCGTGACCGACCCGTACGACGTTATCTGGGCGCTGATGGATGTCCAAGAGGTCAATGCGCTCGCGGCAGTCCTGTTTACCTGGCTCGGCCTGATTGCCGGTGATGAGGATGAGGACCCGGTAAAAAACTGATTGAGCGCGACCCGGTGCTCGACCTTGCAGCATTTTACGCGGCACGAGGCATCACGCCGGAGCAAATCCGGCAGATGAGCTACGCAGACCGTGCGGTGCTGCGAGTCGGGCGGGCGCGCTGGTACGAGGATATGATAAACCTGATTGCGGCAGGCGTCTGCCGCGCATACACACCGGAGGAGGGACGGAATAGTGGCTAAAAATAAGGTTATCAACACCGTCCTCACCTTGAAAGATGAAATGTCCGGCGGACTGGTCGCTGCGGCGAAGGCCGCGAAGAAGTCCGGCAAGAACATTGATGACAGCATGATGCAGGCCACCCGCAAGGTGGTCGCGTTTAAGGATAAATCAGTTAAGGCGCTGACCGATTTTGCGAACAAAAGCGTTAAGGTCGCTGGTGCGGCAGTTGCCGGATTGGCTGCTGGTTTTGTGGCGCTGGACGGTGCCACAGAGGAGTACCGCGTCGCGCAGGGCAAGTTAAACGCCGGATTTCAGGCGGCGGGCTTTTCCGCCGATGTGGCTCGCAAGAGCTATCGCAATTTTTATGCGATTTTGGGTGACGCGGACACCGCAACCGAAGCCTCGCAGCTGCTCGCCAACATGGCGAAGAACGAGGAAGAGGTTACGAAGTGGACGCGCATCGCCGCAGGCGTGCACGGCACGTTTGGCGATTCGCTGCCGATTGAGGGCCTGGTAGAGTCCGCCAACGAGACTGCGCGTACCGGCAAGGTGACCGGCGTTTTCGCTGATGCGCTGAACTGGGTCGGCATCATGGAGGATGACTTCAATGCCAAACTGGAGAAAACAACCGATGTCAGCAAACGCAATCAGCTGATCATGGATACGCTCTCCAAGACCTACGACAAGGCTGCGGACAGCTTCTACGCCAATAATCAGCAGGTCATCAACGCCCGGCGTAACCATGCGACCTTGGACGAGATGCTCGCCAAGGTGGGCGACACCAGTTCCAAGCTGAAAAATCAGCTGTGGGTGCTGGCCGGTGCAGCTGAGGACGGCTCGATCCGCTCTGGATCGGCGCTGGACTGGGTGCAGAAAAAGGCGGATGCGCTTACTGATTGGCTTTCCAATCTGGATCTCAGCAATCTGAAAAAACAGTTTGATGAGAAGTTTGCGCAGACCCTGCAGAAAGCCGGAGATGCAGTGCATTGGTGCCGCGACAATTCCGACACTTTGATTGCAACACTGAAGGTGCTGGCGGGTATGTGGGCCGTGAAGAAGGTGCTCGATTTTAACAGCGGCTTGACTAATTCTATCAGTACAATTGGTGGAGCGGTTACTACTCTCCTGACCATGACCGGTGTACTGGGCGGTCAGGCTGCCGCCACCGGCACAGCGACAGTTGCGCAGACCGGACTTAACGCTGCAATGGCGGCAAACCCGATCGGTGCAGTTATCCTTGCTATCGAGGCGCTGATTGCAGTGGGCGTGCTCCTCTACAAAAACTGGGATACCATCAAGGCCGGTGCGCAGAGCCTTTGGAACAAGTTTAAGGACGTCAGCATCCGGATTGGCACGGCCTTTTCCGGTGCGTTCAATAAGGTAAAAAACGCCGCTAAGACGGCTCTGGAATGGGTCGGAGACAAGCTGTCGTGGCTCAACAACAAGATCGAGAGCATCCCCATCCTGGGCAGTTTGTACAAGGGCGCAAAGGGTGTCCTGGGCGACGCTATCGAGTGGGTAGACAATGCCACAACGGGCAATCGCTCGGGCACGTCTACGGGGACGACCCAGACCAAGACCAGCAGCAAAACGACTACAACGACCGGTCCGGTCAAGACCACGACCTCGACCACTACGACGATACCTAAGCCGACACCCAGCAGCCTGCTGAGCCTGCCGGGACTCGGCAAGGCAACCGGTACGCCCTACTGGCGCGGCGGCTACACCCGCGTAAACGAGCGCGGCGGTGAAATTATGAACCTGCCGAGCGGCACGCAGATCATCCCGCATGACGTGTCTGTCAAGGCGGCAGGCGGTCGGAGCGTGACGGTCAACGTCACCATCCAGGGCAACGTGATCGGCAACCGTGAGTATACCGAGCAGGTCGGTGAGTACGTCGGCCGCAAGGTGCTGGCGGCGCTCGGCAACACATAAGGAGGTGCGGTAAGTGTACAAGATTATTTTCAGCGTGAACAACAACGAAGAAGTCTGGGTCATGCCGCACTGTCCGCCGGATTTCCCGATTCCGCAGCCGGAGCAGCATCACGAGACCTACGAGGGCCTGAGCCGAGACTATCGACGCATCGGCACGCTTGGTCTGCGGCACATGGAGTGGACGGCACTGCTTCCGGTGCACCGGTACTTCTTCATGCCGTCCGAGGCATCTGCGGATGGTTGGGCGTATGTCGATTTCTTCGACCGGTGGCGCGACAAGAAGGTGCCGTTCCGGCTGATCGTGCTCGACAGCAAGGGTGCGGCACGACTTAACATGCCGGTGACGGTGAACAGCTTTGATGTTACCGTGCGCCGCAACGGTGATCTGGAGTACAGCATTGCCGTTACAGAATACAGATTTATCAAATGAGGAGGTGCGCCGATGGCGGCAGGATATGTCGATGACCACAAGCTGATACTGTACCGCGACGGCGCACAGCCGCGCGATATCACTGCGTTTGCGAGTGGCATGACGCTGACGGACGACCTCGACACACTGGCGGCGGAGCTGACGTTTACGACGTTTATCTCGCCGTGGGACAAGTACACGCCTAAGCTGGCGCTTGCGCCGGGCGACAAGGTGCGCGTGACCAATCAGGGCAAGACCGTGTTCTCGGGCATCATTATCACGGTGACGCTGGACGGCGGTGTTACCGCCTATGACCGCGGCTGGTATCTCAACAAGTCGGAAATCGTGCTGCAGGTCAACAACCTTGCAGCCGATCAGGTGATCCGCAAGGCGTGTGCCAAGGCGGGCGTAACGGTCGGCAAGGTGTGCAGCCTGCCGACCAAAATCACGCAGCTGTGGACCGGCTCAACGCCGTCCGACATTATCAGCGATGTGCTGAACACCTGCACGTCTGCGACCGGCAAGCAGTACCGCCACCGCGTGGACGACAGCGGCCTGCAGGTCGAGGCGCTGCCGACAGCGCCCATCAAGGCGATGCACAAGCCTGCGAAAAATATCGCCGCATTTGACATCACCTGGGCGCTCGGTCAGGTGAGCGGTGAGGACAGCATTGAGGACACCTACAACGCTGTTGTCATTGCCGCCGAGGACGACGGCAAGGCGTACATCGGCGCACAGGCCAGCAACGCGGCATCCATCAAGCGCTACGGCTTTATGCAGCACATCGAAACGGTAACGGAGAACCCCGGCACGGCTGTGCTCGGCCAGATGGTCAAAAACCTGCTCAAAAACGCCGACAAGGTAGGGCAGACCCGCTCCATCTCCGAGATTTGGGGATGCGATGAGGTGACAAGCGGCGTGGTGCTGCGGTTTAACTCTCCGGCGTTTGGCATCAAGGGCAACTTCCGCATTACGCGCGTGGAGCATCACTACGGCGGTGCAGGACACACGATGGCGCTCGAAATCACGGCGCTCGAGCAGGTGCGAGCCGCCGCCGAGGGCAAGACCGACGCGGCAGCCATCAAGGCCGCCAGCACGGACAAGGTGCAGGTGTTCGGCCTGCCGGATCTGTCCGGCGGCAGTGACGGCGGCTCGGGCGGCACCATTGTCAAGGCGCTGTTTACCGCCTACTATCCGGCTAACAATGCGCTGGAGGGCGGATATTTGGACGCGCAGGGCAACAGGCTCGACCCAAGCAAGCACACCTGCGCCGCACCGCCGTCTGTGCCGTTTGGCACCAAAATCACGGTGCGCGACACGGGCACGAGCCTCGACGGCATGACCTATACGGTCAACGACCGCGGCGGCGCGATCCAAATCGTGAACGGCGTGTACCACTTTGACCTGCTGATGAGCAGCAACGCCGAGTGCAATCGCTGGGGACGTAAAAACGGATCTGCGATCATCGGCGGCTCGGGCGGCGGCTCTGGCAGCGCGGTGTCGTTTATCAACACGGCACTGGGCGAGGTCGGGTACAAGGAGTCCGGCAAGGACATCAACAAGTACGGCCAGTGGGCAGGCCACAACGGCGTTGCCTGGTGTGTTTATTTTGTCTGCTGGTGTGCGTACAAGTCCGGTGCACCTATCCCGACGAGCTACGGCTACGTTGGCGATATGTCAAGCTATTTCAAGGCTCGCGGCAAGTACAAATCGGCGGGCAGTTACAAGCCCAAGGCGGGTGACCTGATGATTCAGGGCGACCGTCACATCGGCATTGTAATATCTGCCGGAGCATCAAGCTGCGAAACCGTTGAGGGCAATTGCAGCAACTCCGTCAAGCGTGTCACCCGCAGCTACGCGGAGATTTCTGGTTTCTGCACGCCGTGGGGATAACACAAGATATTGTATACTTGTGGATAACACTGTGGAAGATGTGGAAAGGAGTGCGTGCCAGTGGCATGGGATACAGAGATGGCTTTGGCCATCAAGAACACCGCGAGAAAAACGGCAAAGAGCCTACCCAAAGGCTGGTATCGTGCCGAGGTCTTGCAGGTAACGCCCAAGTTGATTTTTTCTGTGGTAAGTAAGGAATTTCAGTTCAGCACGGGAGATGGCCTGATTATGACCGCGACTGCTCGGGCGAAAGAGTGGAAAGTCGGCAATCAGGCGGCAGCCATTCTGCAAGGCAGTGAGCTGCTGGTTTTGGACAGTCTGTAACGGAGGAGGTGCAGCGGAATGTTTGACGAGGAGCAGGCGCAGTTTGTCTGCGATTTTTTGGAGTGCCTGACGTGCTCCAGCGGTGTGCCGCTGCGCCTGATGGACTGGCAGCGCGACATGATAACCGAGTTTTACGGTCAGCTGATCGAGGACGAGGACGACCCGGCAGGCAGTTACCTGCGGCGGTACCAGTACCTGTACCTTGAGATCGCCAAGAAGAACGGCAAGTCGGAAATCGCTGCAGGTCTGGGTGTGTATCACCTGTTTGCCGACGGCGAGATCAACGGCGAGGTTTACGTTGTAGCGGCTGACCGCGACAACGCGGGCATCGTCTTTGCGGCAGCCAAGTACATGGTCGAGCAGAGTCCGGCGCTGAAAAAGCGCAGCCGCATCGTGGACAGTGTAAAGACCATCTACGACGAGACGAGCGGCAGCAGGCTCAAGGTACTGTCCAGCGAGGCGTACAGCAAGCACGGCTACAAGCCGAGCTGCGTGATCTTTGACGAGCTGCATGCCCAGCCGAGCCGCGACCTGTGGGATGTTATGACGTTTGGTTCCGGTGACGCTCGCCGTCAGCCGGTGTGGATCGTACTGACGACCGCCGGAGATGACCCCGACCGAAAATCCATCGGCTGGGAAGTACACGAGAAGGCGCTCGCTATCTACCGATGGCGGCGCGGCGCGAGGGATGAGAAAGCCTACGATGACCCTCGGTGGCTGCCGATCATCTACGGCCTCGGACTGATCGAGGATGAGGATGAACTCAAAGAGATCAACATCTACGACGAGGACCTGTGGCGGCGGTGCAATCCGTCGCTCGGCAAGACGCTCAAGATGGCTACCATCCGCGCCCAGGCGGCGGACGCCAAGAAGAGCGAGGCCGCTGAGCGGCTGTTCCGTTGGCTCAGGCTTAACCAGTGGATTGCCACGGCGACTGTCGGGTGGATACCGATAACCATTTACGACAAGACGCAATGGAATCCGCCGGACTGCAAGGACTGGCGCGAGGCCGTGCAGCTGCTGCGCGGCAAGACCTGCTACGGCGGCGTGGACCTCTCTAAGAGCACCGACCTTACCGCCTTCGTGCTCGTGTTCCCGCCGCAGGAGGGTCTGGACAGGTGGGTGGCTCTGCCTACCGGCTGGATGCCGCTTGACGGCATTGACGCACGCGAGCGCGAGGATCATGTGCCGTACCGGGACTGGATACGCGCAGGCTTCCTTCATGGCTGCAAGGGCGATATCATCGACTTTGAGGATGTGGCTTACGCTGTGGTGCAGGCGGCGCGGGACTACGACCTCAGGATGGTGGGCTTTGACCCGTATCTGGGCGCGACCGTGATGCAGCGCATCCGCGAGGCACTGTCCGGCACGGTGACCGAGGTTGTCGAGATTCCGCAGGGTATCCGGACCATCTCGCCGCCGATGAAGGAGCTGGAGCGGCTCATCCGCGCGCATGAGATGCTGCACGTCCATAATACGGCTGCGCGGCAGTGCTTTTTGAACGTGCGGTGCGTAAGTGACGACAACGAGAACATCAAGCCGACCAAGAAAAAGAGCCGCGGGCGCATCGACCTGACGGTCGGGTGGATCATCGCGTTTGCGACGGCGTTGCTGCAGCCTGCACCGACTCTGGCGGACAGCGTGGCGGCTGACGATTGGCATATGTGAGTTTAGGAGGTGTCGGCTATGGCCGATGTGTTTCCGGTTATCCCGGAGGAGCTGCCCGCGCAGGTTGCGGAGAGCATCGGGCGGTCTCCGGAGTTTGTGTTCCATGAGGACGGCAGGTCGGGCAGTTTCCGGCTGATCGACGGCGCTCTGGTCGAGCGGCAGGGCGTGGAGGCGGTCAAACAGTGGCTTGAGCTGATGCTGCGCCAGAAACCGGGTGCAATCCCAATCTACCGCACGAGCGGCACGACCCAGCCGGGCGTGGAGGCGGTCAGCCTTGACCGGCGCGTGCCGGAGGGCTGGATTTTTGCCGAGATTGAGCGCAACGTGCGGGAGACCGCCGCGTTCTGTCCGGCGATCCGGACGCTCGACAGTTTTAAGTTTACGCGCGTGCGGCACGGCGTGGAGGTACGCTTCACGGTCCGGCTGCACACCGGAGAGAGTGAGGAGGTGACGACGTATGTCAGCGAGTGAGATTTTAGACGAGATGCTGTCCGCAATGCCGGAAAGCTATCAAAAGACCATCGGTTTCCCGACTTATGACCTTTTAGCCGCAGTCAGCCTGCGGATGGAGGGCACGGATGAGACTATCAACGAGGCCAAACAGCAGCTTGACCCCGAAAACCTGCACGACAGCGCTCTTGACCGTTATATCTATCCGCGCTCCGGCTTGGAGCGCAAGGCGGCGACCTTTGCACACGGCCGCGTGACCGTCACCGGCACAGGCACGGTCGAGCAGGGTACGCTGTTTGAGTCCGGCGGCGGTGTTCAGTATTATGCGACAGAGACCGTAGCCATTGAGGGCGAGGGTACTGTACCGGTCACCTGCACGGTGGACGGCACGGCAGGCAATCTGCCCGCGCACAGCGTGACGCAGATGCCGGTGGCAGTGCAGGGCATTGCCTCGTGTGATAACCCTGAACCGATTGGCGGCGGTTATGCCGAGGAGTCGGACAGCGAGTATTATGCGCGTTATCTGGTCGTGCTGCGCACGCCTGCTACGTCGGGTAACATCTACCACTATGTGCAGTGGGCGCTTGAGGTGGCCGGTGTCGGACATGTCAAGGTGTTTCCGCGCGTACAGGGCGCGAACACGGTTGACGTGGTAATTGCCGACAACGCCGGTCAGCCGGCGTCGCCTGCGTTGGTCAAATCCGTGCAGGACTACATCGACCCGGACAGTGAGGGCGCTGGCCGAGGTCAAGCGCCGATCGGTGCACAGTGCTTTGTCACTGCCGCGACCGGCAAGGCCATCACGGTCAGCTGCACGGTGTCCAAATCGAACACCGTCACCGAGGACATTCTAACGGCCGGCATCAAGGAGAGCGTTGCGGCCTATCTGGCGGGCACGGTCTTTACGCAGGATTATGTCAGCTATGCACAGATCGGTGCGGCTGTGATGACCACGCCGGGCGTGATCGACTACTCCGGTCTGCGCGTGTCCGGCGGCATTGTCAATATCCCGATCGCGGAACGTGAGTGTCCGGTACTGGGCGAGGTGACGATCACCTATGGCTGAGTTTGACAATATGCTGCGCAGTCTGCCGGTGGCGTACCGCACGGACAAGTGGGTGTGCGACCTGCTTGCCGCTATCCAGTCGCTCGACGACACGCAGCGCGAGCAGATGCTCGACATTACGCAGCAGCTGTTTCCGGGCAGTATGACATGGGCGCTTGCCATCGAGGAGCGAGACGCGGGTCTGACCGCCTCCGGCACTTTGGAGGAGCGCCGCACGGCGCTGATTGCACGCTGGCGCGGCTCGGGCAAGTGCGACGTTGACCTGATCCAGCGCGTGTGCGACAGCTGGAAGAATGGCGAGATTTCCGTCGGCTTTGCCGCGGGCGTGATCATGCTGACGTTTGTCGGCGCGTATGGCATTCCCGCACCGGCCGAGCTTGCCGCATTGCAGGAGGCGGTAGATCGCGTGATCCCGTGCCATCTGGCAAGCAAATATCTCTGGCGTTGGATTCTCGTCCGCGAGATTGAGGGCATGACGCTGGACGAATTGCAGACGCACAAAATCAGCGAATTTGCATTTGAGGAGGTGCAGGCGTGAGCCTGAAAACCAAAATTCTGGGGCTGTTTAAGTACGATCCGGACAAGGACGGCGCGAGCACGTTCAATATCAAGCAGGCGCTCAACGACAACTGGGACAAGCTGGACAACGAAGTTGCAGCGCGTGTAAAGACCACGGAATTGGCTTCCGAGGTCAAGAAGACCGTGAAAGGAGGCAGCCTGACTGCCTCTGATCTGGGCGCGGTATCGGCGGCGGATAAGGGCAAGGCTGGCGGCATTGCAGGTCTGGGCGCTGACGGCAAGGTGCCCAGCAGCCAGTTGCCGAAGATGGACTTTGACCCATCCGGCACGGCTGTGGACGCTGTAAAGCAGCACAACGCCGCAGGCACTGCGCACAAGGCGCTGTTTGACGCAAAGCTCGACAAGCTGACCGGCAAGAAAGGGCAGCTTGCAGGCTTTACGGAGGATAACGTAGTCGGTGCGATGGATGCCCCCAACGGCGGCGAGACCGACTCCGGCGTTGGCGAACTGCAGGACACCGAGATGGAGGTCGGCACGATCACCAACGCAGGGGCAGGCTGGAACACCTACCATTTTAGAGAGGCGTTTGAGGGTGTGCCGCAGGTGACCTGTCAGGCTGAGGACTTTGACGGCGTGGTGCTTGTTAAGGACATCACTGCCGAGGGATTTTTGTACTGCCTGCGTACCTTGCAGACCGGAACTTACTATATCGGTACTGAGACGGGTACCAACCCATCGCACAAAGAGACCACACTGGTCAGCGGCATAACGACCACGGCTGATAGTATCAAGATTAACTACATTGCCGTAGAGTATGGAGGCGAAAGATAAATGTTAGCAAATCAGAGCGATTTTATGGCGTATGCGTCGGCACTCAAATCGAATTACCGCAAAGGCGTGCATAGGTTGGAGACGATCCTCTCCAACCCGACTATGAGCGCGGAGTTTGCCGCCAATCTGGGTGGCGTGTCGGTCGTGCTCGGCGTGCCGATCAGCATGCCGGACCGCAACAGCGACAAGCTGCTTGAACTGCTGCTCGGCAGTGCGGTGGCAGACAATGCGGTAGAAACGTGGCTGCACCAGTTTTATGAGTTTACCGACTGGGATGATCTGCTCAGTGATTCCGCCCGCTGTCAGGAGATGGCCAACAACCCGCTGATCTGGCGCGCGGCCGGCGGCAGTAAGCTGGCGGTTGGCAAGTCCATCGCTACGCTGGCGGGGCTGTCCTGCGCGGCGTATAAGGATATTGATGCGGTAGCGGCTTCTCAGGTTGCTATGGCGGCTGTAGCAGCTTCTCAGGTTGCTGTGGCGGCTATTGTTAAATCGCCGGTAGCAATGGCTGCTATGTGGCGCAGCGACACCGCAATCAAAGCACTGCAGGCCAATGCGACAGCATGGAAAACGTTTACCGGAGCGAGCAGCGCAGTTATGGGTAAGACGGTTGCGATCCTTGCGAATCTGGATCCGTCGGGCTATGCTGACATGACCGCGATTGCAGCCTCTCAGGTTGCTATGACGGCCATCATCGGCAACCCGACTGCGCTCAATGCCGTTGTAACCTCTCAGGTTGCTATGGCGGCTGTAGCAGCATCTGCAGTGGCACTTAATGCTATTTGCAAGAACGCTACTGCACGTTCCGCATTCATCGGTAGCAGTTATCGAGATACTTACTACAGCAAAATTTTGAGCAGTCTGCAAAATACCGCATACTTTACTGTCGTTATTAACGCTGGCGCAATGACAAACACCACCTCATTGCTGTACTACAACGGCACAAAGCAGGCTGTGTCTACTGCACTTTCGGCTGATGATTCCTTTATTCTAATTCCAACCCTCCAGTCATATAACTCCAGCAGTTACTGCTATGTTTACGATTTGCAGACTGGCAGCACCATTGCTCACTACACCCATGACAGGTTGACAACCGCCAACTTGGTCATTCCTGGTGGTGTAAGAGCAAGTAACATCTATGGCGGTTCTGGCCACACAACGTACTACGTTTTTAAGGCGAAATGAGAGTTTGTGAAGCAAAGATGCAGTGCGCATTATCTTCCTAATGCGCAGTAACCGCCCGAATATAGCCTGATTTGCCCGCTGATTTTGTATAGCTATGCATCTTCGCACCGCGTTTTCTCAAATATGCCGTGTTAAAACAGCATATTTGAGGTGCGTGGTACGTCTTAGGAAGATAATGCGTAGTAAATCACGTCTAAAATTCAGGCTGCTTTGCAGGGAATATAGACAAATGTAACCCGGCCCGAGGAAGAAGAATCAGCGTTGGCGAAAGCCTCTAAACCGGCAGATGTAGTGAACAGATTGATGCTCTGTGCACTGACTGTTGAAGAATACGTCTTGGCTCCGGATGCAGTTTCCGAAGTGTACACATAGCGCACACCGAATGTCCAACCAGAATTATTATGAGTCGCAGAGATGATAAAGCACGGACCGTTCGTTACCAATTTAGCATAATTACCGTTGTATGCACTGGTACTTACGCTCTTTTTCAGCGGACTGGAAGCCAAAGCAGCCAATGCAACGGAAGAATTGGTAATTGCAACCCGAGCTTTACCCGATCCGGCAATGGCCGCCATAGCAACCGAAGAGGTCACCACGGCATTGAGCGCAGTGGCGTTTCCGATTACGGCCGCCATAGCAACCTAATGCGACGCAAACACTCCTCATTTGGCGTTTTGGTATGTATAATAAACATACCAAAATCCGAAAGGGGAATTACAACATGACGGCAAAAACAGAGCTGACAAGGCAGCTTCTCGCAACTTTTGCGGCGGGAACACCAACGGCAGCAGAACTCGACGCTATCCTAAAAGGCTACATTATTTTTAAGGAAAATGATGAGCAGCGCAGCGACTTGAAGCGGCGGATCAAGCACTATCTGGGCGCAAAGAAGATTGACGGTCTATCCGCCAGAACGCTGGCGAACTACCGCAGCCACCTTGAATTATTTGCATCTAAAGTGACCAAGAGCACGGCCAAAATCACCACCGACGACATCCGAGGTTACATTGCATTTTTGGACGAAACGCGCAATCTCAAGGAAACGTCACTGCAGACGCATATCAACAGCCTGCGGGCGTTCTTCGGCTGGCTCACGATGGAAGAGAAAATCAAGAAGAACCCGATGAGCAAGATCAAGTCCATCAAGATCGACAAGGTAGGAGCACGCCAGGCGCTGACGGTGGAAGAACTGGAACGGCTGCGTGACGCCTGCGTAACTTACCGCGAAAAGGCACTGATCGAGTTTCTGGTTTCCTCCGGCTGCCGTCTGAACGAGGTTGCTCAGCTGTCGGCCTCTGATCTCGATTTGATGAGCCGGTCGGTGCAGGTCACCGGCAAGGGTGACAAGGATCGTGTTGTCTTTTTTAGCATCCGTGCACGCCTGATGATTGAGGAGTATATGGTATCCCGCAAGGGCGGCACCGGCCTGTTTGTGTCCAGCAAATCGCCATACGAGCCGCTGAAACCTCGGGCGATCCAGCGCATGGTTCGGGCAATTAGCCTGCGTGCAGGTCTGGATAAACGAGTGCATCCGCACTTGCTGCGTCATACGTTTGCAACACTGGCGCTCAACGGCGGCATGGATATTGCGGTTATTCAGCGGCTGCTTGGCCACGAGAATATCGCAACAACGCAGATCTACGCCGAAATGTCGGATGAAACAATCCGGCATCAGTATAACAAATATGTAGCGGTTTAACCGCGGAAAGGAGCACACATGAAAATCAACGGAATCAAGGCGCTGGACTATCAGTGCCAGGGCGAAAGCCTGACGTTGGTACTGTCCGAAACCACGTTTGATGCGGTGTCCAATTTGAACACCGCTCTGGTCGAGGTCCGCACCGATGACGGCGATCTGGTCGAGGCGCACGGCGGCTATGCGCTGCGTGCCATCACCTACGACAAGGACAAGCAGACGTATACTGTCGCTTGCACCACGGCCGCCGACGATACGACCGCGCAGGCGATCTCGCAGTTAGTGTCTAAGGTGGAGGAACTGGAAACCAGCAACACCGCACTGGCGGCTCAGCTGGACTACATCAGCATGATGACCGATACGGAGGTGGCGTAAATGGCTAACTGGTTTGACCGCATCAAGAAGTATTACGATGCCGGTCTCTGGACCAAGAAAATGGTCGGCAATGCGGTGGTGAAGAAGAAAATCACCGTCGAGCAGTACAAGGAAATCACCGGCGAGGACTACAACAAGTAAGAATCACCGGAATTTTTACACTTGATAGGGCAGAAGCCCGGAAAGGACAACATTATGTATCCCAACAACATCTACATCAAGCACTACGCAGAAGTGAAGAAGTACCCCGGCGATATTGGCGTACAGCTGGATCAGTACGACAACGCGCACGGCCTCAAGCACAACGCGCTGGCCCGCGCCCAGTACAAGCACTGGCGCAGCGTGCAGACCGGTGTCCCGGATCTGCTGAGCGTGGAGGATAAGCGCCTGCTGGGGCTGTAAAACAAGAAAAACCGCCTGAAAAGGCGGTTCATTGACAGGGTTCGGCAGCGTATGCTATAATACAAACGGACGCTGTTACATATGGCGGTCAGACCCTCTTTTCCTTTCCCGCAGTCTGCGGCAGGAAGGGGGTGGCGCGGATGCAGAAGAAAGCATTTAGGCTTTTTGTGTGTGCGGCAGTATTGCTGTACATTTTCTGTATAAAAGCGCGATGACCGTCCGGCTGGCACCGAAACGGTCATCTTAAATAGATCGACTGCATGAGGGTCTGACTGCTGTAACAGCGTCCCTTTGGTTATATTATAGCATATGCTCCGGCTTTGTCAAGAACGACAGACCGGGGCGTTTTTGCGCCTCGAGGGAAAAGAGGTTTTATGGATAATCCGATCACTCGTGCCGAGCACGAAGAGTTTCGCCGACGGCTCGAGGAAGAAAATCGTCGGCAGGATAAGCGCATCGAGCTGCTGGAGGATAATATGCGCGAGCTGAACCAGCTGACAGCCTCGGTCAGCAAGCTGGCTTCCAGCATCGAGAGCATGGTGAAAGAGCAGGAAAGCAGGGCAGGCGGCTGGAGACGCTCGAGGACCGCGACGGCGCGATGTGGCGCAAGGTTGTGGCTTACGGCGCGACGGCACTCGTCGGCATTTTCGTCGGCTATGTCGCTCGGCAGCTTGGTTTGAACTGAGAAAGAGAGGTACTTATGAACTGGAAAATCAGAATCAAGAACCCGGTATTCTGGGCGCAGATCGCCCTCGGCGCGTTTGCAACGGCTCTGGCCTATGCCGGTCTGACCGCTGCGGACATGACCACCTGGGCGGGCGTGTGGCAGATCATCAAGGCCACGGCGGCAAATCCGTACTGTCTGTTTCTGATCGCGTGCAACGTCTGGTCGGCGTTTAACGACCCGACTACCAGCGGTTTGACCGATAGTGACAGGGCAAAGTCGTACACCGTGCCGCTCGAAAAGTGAGGTGCGCTATGACGAATATTCCGTTTCTGCAGGCTGACTCGAGCAATTTCTATTCCGGCCGAGGCGGCAACAGTATCAAGTATATTGTCGTACACTATACGGCAGGCAACGGCGATACGGCGATGAACAATGCGCAGTATTTCCACAACAACAGCGGCTTGCAGGCATCGGCGCATTATTTTGTCGATGAGCACAGTGTTGTGCAATCTGTCCGCGATACAGACGGTGCATGGCACTGCGGCGGTCCTCTGGAAAGCTCGCATCACCCGCTCCACAATATCTGCATGAACCGCAACAGCCTGGGTGTGGAGATGTGCTCGGACAAGGTAAACGGCAAGTACGTTATTACCGCCCAGACGGTAGACCGTACGGTTGAGCTGGTGCGTTGGCTGATGGATAAGTATGGCATCGACGTGGATCATGTCGTGCGGCATTATGATGTCACCGGCAAGGACTGTCCCGAGCCGTGGGTGCGTGATGAGAGCCTGTGGCGCAAGTTCAAGGCGCGGCTGACCGCGCCGGTTGAACCCGAACCGAAGAAGGAGGACGACGAAGTGGTAGAAAAGAAAAAGGTCCTGCTCAACGGCAAGACCTACGAGTGCGACGTCATTACAAAGGACGCCACTAACTATATCAAGATGAGATCGCTTCAGCAGGCAGGCTTTACAATCGGGTATGACGCTGTTCGCAAGGTTCCGAGCATCACCGCACCGCAGTGCCGCACATTTGTCCCGGACGGCGATGAGGCTGTACAGCAGGCTGTTGATACATTGCAGGAATCTGCCGGTCTGGAATCTAAGACCATCGAGTACCTGCTCCGCTATCAGTGGGGCGAGGATTTGGTTAAGAAGCTGGCAGCAGCGGTTAAGTAAATAGCAAGGCCCTCGGTGTTCAAATTGGACACCGAGGGCCTGTTATTATTCAGTTGGTTTTGGAGTATTGCCATCAAAAATCACATGAGCAAACCGAAAATGCTGTGTGACATTCGGATACTTCTGGTGATCTACCTCTGATGCAAACATATCGTATGGCCGTGCATAGATTTTGAAATCATCATAAAGAGCCTGATAAATTACCAAAGGCTCACTGGTTTCTGTATGCGTGGCGATAGCGAGAACCTGATACAGTTTACCTTTGAAGTGCAGATACTTCTCGCCAACTAATATTTTTCGACTACTTTGATTCATTTTCTTCTCCTAAATTCAACAGACGACTAATGCTTTGATACAGTAAGAAGCCGAAAACGCCTATAATCAAAACCAGCAAGGCAAGTATAATCTTCCATGAATAACCTTGTGGGCACACATCAGCTGTAAGCCAGTTAGAAACCTGATTTACAAGAATCCCGATAAAAAAAGCTAACAAACCGCCTTCACCGAGAAGTGACGAAATTTGCTTAATCTTTTCTTTATCACGTGCTATTTTACCCTGTTTAATTATATATTGTTTCTCGGATTCAGCAAGATCATTGAGAATTTCTTTGCGTACAGAATCATAAATCGATTGTTCGGCGCGTTTCTGCAATTCCAATAATTCTGGCTGATTGATACCGTTAGCATCATCAGATTTTAGACCGTTCAAAACATAGCTATGAATCAGTTTTTTAATAAGGGGACTATTATCAGTTCTCAT